CCACCTTGGCGGGCTGTTGTCAATTACCCTGCTGGGCTATTCGTCGCCTCCTTCTTCGGTTTCTAGGACGAATTCACTCTCACAGTTTTGGCAAACTGGGCGGGTGAGATTGTACGCCTTAAGACTTAAGCGAATTTTCTCTCCACATTGGCAGACGGCCACCTTGTTGTTTTTGTTTCTGCCTTTTGGCTTTTCGCCATCATTTACGGCCACCAACTTTAGGGCGTCGGCAATAATTCCAAATGCCTTTTCCCATCTTTTGATGCAACTGGCGGGCACTTTTGTAGTTGACCATCCAATCCGCTTGGCCTGCTCAATTTCTAGGCCTAAACTTTCTGCGGTGGCCTTGAAAGTTTTATTGTGGTATCCCTCCATAGAAACGCCGTTTCTTCCTGCTTTTAAATCCAAGGAGTGAGCGGTTTCGTGTAAAAGAGTTCCAAGGATTGCTTCTGCTCCTCTATCGAAAGAGGAGGCAGAAATAAAGATTTCGTGAAACTTTTCGCCGTCTTTTTCATTGGTGCCCCAAGGGGTGTAAGGGGTGAAATGCCCGTGGACTTTTGCGCTTCTGCCGATTGAAATTACCGCCCTTGGGGCGTCGGTTTCTTTTTGAATTAAGGCGTGGGCTTCCTCAAGTGCTTTTACAATCACCGAAAGGTTTTCGGTTTTTGGTGCTTGGAAAATATCTCCAGCAGATGTTGCTTTTTTTGTTGCGGTTTTTGTTGCGGTTTTCATTTTCTTTTTCTCCCGTCTTAAGCGGAAATCTTCCGCCTAATAAGTGAAGAATATCAAACAACTGGTCAATTGTGTAATTGTGCAGGTAAATTCTAGGTGAATTCTACCTGAGAGAAACCTGAGAAATGATGTCGATTTGTCGACATTTGGAAAAGGGAATTAAGCAACATAAATGTTGCGTAAATAAGTTAATGACCCCCGCAGAAATTGGAGGGGGAGATAGTCCACCATTCAATCAATCCAAGGAATTTATTTTTAAGCCCTTGGAAAAAAGATAACCCTAAACCTCAACTAAAGGGTTAGACTTTCCTAAGTCCGTCAGGACGACCATTTGACCCTAGGGTTATTTAATTTGCTTAGTATTATATATATATACTACCATCAAATTTTTCTGTTATATTCGCCCTAATATATGGATAATTCGGACATTATATAAAATATTTATAATAATCTGTTCGGTTTTAAGAAAAAAACAGGTTATCTATATATGTAAAGATAAATTATTATCTTTAACGGAGTTGCCTCCGTTTGGACTACGGCAACTCCTTAATATATATAATTATAATATAATATATAGCAGAGGTCTACCGTTTTTAGGTACCGTTATTATACCGATTTATAAGGGACACAGAGGGCAACTTAATGGGCAGAAAACCAGGGGTGCAAAACATCCCAAAGGGCGAGGCTCAGAAGAAAGTTCTAGCCCTACTTGAGCAAGGCTCTACCATCACCACCGCTATGGCAGCCGTCGGACGAAACGATGTCACCTTCCGCCAGTGGTCGATGCAAGACCCTGAGTTTAAAGAACAGGCTGACAAGGCCCGACTAGCAGGTAAAGGGGTCAAGGCTGACCTGAAGGAACTCAAGGATATATCCTATGAGGATTTCTGTACCCAGTTCCTAGAGACTAAGATTTTTCCTCACCAGCGAAACTGGATTGAGTTGATAGATGGCAAGGACCCTTCTTGGATTCACCCATCAATGATTTACGACAAAGCCTCAGACAAGCGCATCCTAATCAATGTGCCACCTGAGCACGCCAAGTCTACAACCATCACAGCCAACTACGTAACTTGGAAGATTGTGACCAATCCTAACTCACGGGTTATCATAGTTTCTAAGACTCAGGGTATGGCTCGAAAATTCTTGGGACAAATTAAGGGACGCTTAACCCACCCAGACTACACCAAGTTGCATACCGCATTTGGTCCTAATGGTGGATACAAGTCTGACTCTACACAATGGTCAGCAGATATGATTTATCTAGGTACAGGTCGAGACTCTGGTGAGAAGGACCCTACGGTGCAAGCCTTAGGTATTGGCTCCCAGATTTACGGTGCTCGTGCTGACTTGATTATCCTAGATGACGTTGTGATGAACTCAAATGCCCACGAATGGGAGAAGCAAATTGAATGGCTTCAAAAAGAAGTCATCACTCGTTTGGGTCGACACGGCAAACTACTTATAGTAGGAACCCGTGTTGCCCCAATAGATTTATATAAAATGCTGCGGGACGGTTCGCAATGGACTGGTGGTAAATCTCCATTTACCTACTTTGCCTGTCCTGCGGTTTTAGAGTTTGATGAGAAACCTGAAAACTGGAAAACCCTATGGGCAAAGACCGACAGACCAGAGGGCGAAACAGATGAACCAGATGAAGACGGATTATACGCAAAGTGGGATGGACCTGCGTTATTCACAAGACGCTCAGAGGTTACCCCGTCCGTTTGGGCAATGGTTTACCAACAAGAAGATGTTATCGAAAATTCAATTTTTTCGCCGACTTGCATTGCAGGTTCCGTCAACGGAATGCGAAAACGAGGACCTCTCAAGCCTGGAGTACCAGGACATCCGAAGCATATTGAATCTGCATATACAGTTATTGGCCTCGACCCAGCGATGGCAGGAGCCACGGGAGCGGTAGTAATTACCTACAATCGTTCTGACGGAAAAATTTATATTTTAGATTGTGTCAATATGACAGATACAACCCCTCAGCGAATCAGAGATTTGATTGAAGAGTGGGTTATCAAATACAAACCCCAAGAAATTAGAATTGAAATCAACGCCCACCAGAAGGCTTACGCCTTGGATGATGATTTAAGAAACTGGCTAGCCCAATACGGTTGCCAACTTAATTCACACTTTACTGGTAAGAACAAATGGGATACAGGATTTGGTGTGGCCTCTATGGCCTCGCTATTTGGGACAACAAGAGATTCTCGTTTCCAAGATAACAACTTAATTGAACTACCTTCCAATGAGGGTTCTGAAGGTCTTAAGACGCTAGTTCAACAGTTGATAACTTGGAAGCCTGATACTAGAAACCCAACAGATACTGTAATGGCTCTATGGTTTGCCATCATTAAAGTAAGAGAGTTAATGCAACAAACCTCAGGTGCATCTAAGTTTGCTAATAACCGTTGGGCGACTAAAGCACAAAAACAACAAAGACATTCAATTGATTTAAACGAGGCCTTTGCAGAGCAATGGGCCGAAACATACACATAGGAGAAACAAATGGCACTTCCAATGATTGCAGCAGGTATTGCTGCCAGAGCAGTAGCAAAGAAACTTGCATCAAGAGCAGCGGGCGGTATAACTGGCGCTGGAGCAAAACAAGTAAACCCTGTATATCGTGAGATGGGTACTGGTTCAGTTAAGGTTATACCTCAATCATCGATATCAAAAACTAGAGCGGAAAATGTTACTGCATATAATACTTCAAAAGTAAACAATGCTAAATCTGGAGTAGCAGCCAAAAGAGGCGCTAAAAATGCTGAACTAATGAATGAAATTAGTAAATTATCTGGTAAAGCAAGTAATCCAAAAGTTATTAAAATTAATAGCAATATGCGGGCTAGATAAATAATCTTCCTTTAATCGTTAGGATATAAATGGCTTTAGACATTAGACAAATCGCTGCACGAGTTGAGTCACTCAAGTTTCGTGCTGCAGAGCGTGATGCTCGTGCTGGAGATGTACTTGCTGTACGTCAAGGCAAAATTGCCGACGTTTATCCTGACTTTTTTCCAGAGGGTGTAGACGCAAATGTCGTTGCAAATTTTATTGATATTGTTGCCAGGGACCTTTCTGAGGTTATGGCGCCACTGCCAGCGGTCAACTGTTCTGCGGCGAATTCTGTTTCTGACCGTGCCCGTGCTTTTGCTGATAAGCGCACTCGCATTGCTTCTAACTATTTTAATCACTCTGACCTTGCGGTACAAATGTACTCAGGAGCGGATAGATATATAACCTACGGTTTCGCTGCGTTCGTAATTGAACTCGACGAAGAAAACCAGATGCCTCGCATACGCATAGAAAACTCTAGGATGGCATATCCTGAATTTGACCGCTATGGACGTTGTGTTGCATTTGCCAAATTATACTCTCTAACATTGGGCGAGTTAACTGCTCAATTCCCAGAGTATGAGCGTCAACTACTTGGGCCTATGGGATATGACCAAGACCTAAATGGGCTAATTGAAATCATACGCTACTACGATAAAGACCAGTCAGTGGTTTATGTACCACGCCGTGATAACTTAGTTTTATCTAAGGCTAACAACCCAATTGGCAAGTTGATGATTGTAGTTGCCAAGCGACCAAATGTTGACGATGATATTCGTGGACAATTTGATGATGTACTTGGTATCCAATTACTACGTAATCGTTTTGCTATGCTTGCAATGGAAGCAGCAGAGAAATCTGTACAGTCTCCAATTGTACTTCCTAACGATGTAAATGAATTACAACTAGGTGGCGATGCGATTATCCGCACAGCCAATCCTGCAGGTGTACGCCGTGTAGAACTTACTCTACCTCAAGGTGCGTTCACTGAACAAACATTATTAAATCAAGAACTTCGTGTAGGCTCACGTTACCCTGAGTCTCGCACAGGAAACATTGATGCTTCAATCGTAACTGGTCAAGGCGTACAGGCTTTGATGGGTGCATTTGATACTCAAATTAAATCTGCTCAAGCAATCTTTGCTTCAGCACTTCGTGAAGTAATCAGCATATGCTTTGAGGTGGACGAAAAAGTATTCCCTGGCTCCAAGACTATACGTGGCGTAGATTCTGGCTCTCCATATGAGATTACCTACGAACCATCAAAAGACATCAAGGGCGACTACTCAGCCGATGTTCGATATGGAATGCTTGCAGGTTTGAATCCTGCCCAGGGATTAATCTTTATGCTACAGGCATTAGGTGGCGGACTTATCTCTAAAGATATGGCTATGCGTGAAATGCCATTCTCAGTTAACGTCGGACAAGAACAAGAAAAGATTGAAATTGAAAATATGCGTCAATCGCTACTATCTTCAATTCAAGCATATAGCCAAGCAATTCCTGGTATGGCAGCACAGGGTCAAGACCCAAGTGACATTGTAAAGAAAATTGCAAATGTAATTAAACTGCGACAAAAAGGGACGACAATAGAGGAAGCAATCGCTGAGGTATTTGCCCCAGAGGCTGCTCCTGCACAACCACAGGTTCCTCCTGTTGGTCAGGCACAAATGGTTGAGCAACCGTCCCCTGCTCCCGCAGCCTCGCCAGCAGGAGGCGCTCTTCCTCCAGCGGAAGAAGCACCAGACATTCAAACTATTCTCTCTAGCCTTACAGCGTCTGGCAGAGGAAACGCAAGAGTAGTAACTAGAAGTTAACTAGGTGGGGGACAATGACAACAATAATTGGTTTAGAGTACATAGACCGCTGCTTCATAGTTGCTGACAGTCAAACAACTGATGCTGATGGAAAAATTTATTCACATCCAGAGGTTAAAAAGGTTTCTGAGAATGGAATGTTTTTAATTGCTGGTTCTGGCGAAACATTACCTTGCGATATAGCACAACATATTTGGGAGCCACCAACTCCTACTAAGCAAGATAAAGAAAATTTATATCGCTTTATGATTGTAAAGGCTATGCCATCTCTGCGTAAGTGTATGACAGATAATGGCTACAACTTTGATGAAGATACAAAAGAAACTCGCTTTCAGTTTATTATGGCTATTGGTGGAGAAATCTTTGATGTTGACCAAGAGTTATCAATAAGCAAATCTGTAGATGGAATATACGCTGCAGGTTCAGGCGCACCATATGCGCTAGGCGCTTTATATGCTGGAGCAGATGCATACCAAGCAATGGAGATTGCATCTAAACTTACCGCATTTACAGCAGGACCATACATATCAAAAGAACAACCTAAAAAAATTAAGTAGGAGGCGCAGTGGCTGGTAACGAAAACAGTGGTGGTAATAGACCAACCGCACCTCAGAACAACACTGGCGTATCAGCAACGGGCGGGGCTGGTAGCAAAGATGGTCAACCAAATATGTACATTCCAGATATGAAAAGTTTAGGTTCTACTGGAGTAGAAACTATGGCACAACAAGGTGGAGCAAAATTGGCTAAAGCAGAAGGAACACCAGCATTTGATATGAGTAGCATTAGAACTTTACTAGATGATACTCAACGTCCATTAGAGCCACAATCTACTGGCGTAAACTTTGGTCGTGGAGCAGGCGAGAGCGTATTGCCAGCCTCACTTCGTAGCGACGAAAGATTAATTGAAAACAAAGATATTATTAACAAGTATATGCCATCTTTAGTGGCTGCTGCTCAAGCACCAGACGCTCCAGATTCATATAAGCAGTTTTTAAGTTTTGTCATAAAAGAGATGCAATGAGTGCTTTTGCTCCTGGTAGTTTATATGACAACATTGACAAATTTGCAAACTCCTTAGGTTATCAAAACTTAGGAATCATTATGAAACTATCATTAGTTCCTTGGGATTCAGTAGATGATAGGGATGCTTTTATTGAAGCAATCACACAAGAACAACCACAAGGCAGTGCACCTAGTCGTAAAAGAATTTAAGGAGATATAATGTCATTATGGAATAGTTTCCTAGACAATATCGCCAAACCCATAGGTGGTGCCATTGGTAATGTTGGTGAATATTTAGCAGGTACATTTACTGGTAATTTTGGTTCACCAGCCCAGGCTGCTTCAAATATAATTCTTCCTGCTGCTATCGATATTGGAACAAGCAAACAGTTAACTGCTCTTGGCTTAGAACAAGAAGCACAAAATATTGTTAAAGAAAATTTAAAGTACTCAGTAAAAAATCAAGCAACAAGCAATGACCTAGTATTAAAGGCTGGAGTAAAACTTCACGATGAAGTTATATCTCCATATGTAACTCGCCCAATTGCGACTGGTGCTTTATTAACAGATTCAAACTCTCCTTTATACTCAAAAGATGAGTTCGAAAAAGGCTTTCAATTATCAGATATTACTGAGGCTTATAATCGCTCTGCAGAGGTTAGCCTTGGACAGGCTCTTACAAAGTCAGATTTAACGCCAATCAAATCAATAGCAAATGTTGTTTTTGATAAAGGTGGAATCGACTTAGATGAAGTTGATTTATGGAACGATGATGATATTCAAAGAGCATTTGTTGAAAATACAGTTGGAAGATATTTTACTGGTTTAACAGATTTTACTGTATCTAACATAGCCTTGGCTGGCGCATTTGGTACCGCCTCTAAAGTGGGTTCCTTAGGTGCTCGTAAGGCGGGACTTACTACACGAATTCAGAATCTTTCTAAGATTGAAAAAGATATTGATGATGGAATTTTATTTACTCAAAGCAATGGGGCAAGTGGCAGGCAAACTGTTATTAGTAGTGATGTTAATAAATTGGCCAGTACATCTAATATTGATGAAATATCTACAATACTTACAAAGTATACAAACAACGAAAATTTATTTGGTCCAATACAAAGGGCTACTGACCCAAATACGGTTAAAGATTTAATTCTTGCAGATAAAGGTTATTTGCCAGCATTTGACAGGCTGTCTAAAAATATTCCTTCTGACCTTTATGAGAGTGCAGATATGAATTCCTTTTTTCGTGCCAAAAGAATTGAAGAAGGTAGGCCATTAGAGTTTTCAGATGAAGCCTGGACTCGTATGAATGCCGCATTTGATGATGCCATTAATCGTGTACCTGAATATAAATTTATTAAAGACTCTTTACTTGACCCAGGCACAGGAACCCCATATAAGTTTGCAAAAGATTATGTACCTATGGAACCAGTCCTTGGCAAAGGTGCATTCATCAAGACTCGTAATAAATTACAAAACTTAAAGGCTTCTGCTATTACTAGAGATTTTACTAGGCTTGGCGGAATGGAAGAAAGAATCCTTGGGGGTTCTTTAAATGGTCCTATAACAAGATTTGTAAGATTTGTTGGCACAGAAAAACCACTTGGCTTCGTAACATATTCTGGTTCTCGCCCACTTGATGGATTAAAAGAAATTGATGCGTTCTTTGATGACATTGATTTGTTTACCAATGGTGCTAATTCAATTAATATTACACCGAACGTAAAGATTACTGCTGGCGAATTTAGAACACAAGTAAAATCTAAGTTTGCTAATGCTCAAACAAACATAGAGCGCAATAATGTTCTTGATGAATTAGAGGACCAAATAGGATTAATCCTTGCTTACTCAAAAGGATTCTTTGACACTAGAACAATTAAAACATTTACTCAAGAAATTAAAAACCAGGTGTTTGGTGCCACAAACTCTATTGCTCAAAAGGGTTATGCAATGGATGCTCAAGGGCAACGTGTCATCACTGATGCCCAAACTCAACGTCAGTTAATTGAGTCTCGCCGTATGGCTCCTTGGGGCTTGGTTGAGCGTGAATTAAATGCTGCTATTAAACAGCGTAAATTTGAGACTAAAGTTTATCAAGCAAATGATGCTATTAAGTTTGTTTACGAAACATTTAACAAATATTGGTCTATAGACGTCCTTGCACGTCCATCATATATTCCAAAGAACTCACTGTTTGAACCAATTCTAAGTGCAACATTAGCACACGGCAATAAGTTTATTACAGACAATATTCCAAATATGTCTAAAAACTTTAATGAAAATAATAAAAATAGAATTCTTGGCCAAGCAAATAGAGTTTTAAATAAAAAACAATTTAATGCCGTAGATAAAGCGGTAACCGATATATCTAAGCAATTAGATGAAGCAATAGATTCTTTAGATAGATTAACTGCCGAGGCTGCTCTATACTTAGAGCCAGAAAAATATGCAGTTAAATTATCTCCTAAAACTATAAGAGACAACAAGGCTTTAATTATGAAAGACCTTAAGGCTGCCTCTAAACTAGTTGATGATATTGAACTTGAATTGCGTGATGCAGTTCGCCCATTTGGCGAGCAATCAGCAGTACCAACTATTGCCTCACTTGAGCGTAGAGTTAATTTCTTAGAATCTTTATCTGGAACAAGTACAAAAAAGACAAAATTGTTTCCAAATATTAAAGAATATAAAGACGGTGGTAAGGGCGGACTTCCAGGAACACGCAGTGTTGTTGGATTTGTTGATTCAAAATATCTTGCAAAAATGCCTGGAAATCCAGTTGATGCAGAGTTGGCAACATCTTATAGAGAAATCTTCCGTACTGGAAAACTTGAGAATCCACTTGTAGTTATATATGATAATGAAACTGGTCTTGCTTATCTTGGCGAGGGAAATCATAGACTTCAAGCAGCACTTGCTGAGAATGTTCCTTATCTTCCAGTAAGAATTACTCGTGGTTCTGCACAAGAAATGAAAAATAGAATTGAAAAAGGGCTTCCTGTTCTACAGGTTAAAAACGAAAAAACTCTTCCCTTTACAACTGGTGGACCTAAAGGCCCAGTTGAATATATGCCAACTGACGTTCATCCAAGTTTTGTATTTGATAAAAAATTCCTTGTCAAAGAAGATGCTATTGCACAAACAAGTCCAACCGCTAGATATGCAGCAGACCTTGCTAATGCTAAGGCAGCAATTACAAAGGCTAAGGGTTCTATACATACTCTAGCGCCAGATGCTAAAGAAATACTTGCTGCTAATAAAGAAATAGCAAATCAATACAAAGTTATTGACGATATTCTTACTGGATTAGGTAGTGCAAGAAAAGCACAGGCTGACGTATACTTAAAAGATGCTGCTTATAAAAAACGCTACTATGGAAAACCAGTACAGTATAGAGAAATTGAAGGCAGATGGGTACCAGGAGAATCTTTATTTGCTGAAAACAAATTTGGTGCTGCATTTAGCGAAGAATTTGGAAACTCTCGTACCGTAGCAGCAAACTACCTAGGTCAAATTGGAATTGGGGTTCGTTCAAACCTTACTCTTCGCAGAGGTCCATCTACTGTAACCTTTGTAAATGACCCAATCTACTTTGATGAGTTGGCATATTTTGCCAATCGCTCACTTCGTGGAGATAAGTTAGTAGACAGAATTCTTGCTGGCCAAGCCGAAAAAGAATTAGTTGAATGGGGATTAAGCAAAGAAGGTAAATTTTATTTTCAACAATTTGGAGATGTAACTCCTTCCGTTATTTTAGAAACAGTAAGAGATAGGGTAGGCTTAGTAAATAGGTATCTGCCAAATGTTGAGGCACGAGCATTGGTACTTTCAAAAGAAGTTAACTCTGCTGAATTGGCTCAAATTTTAAGCAAAGACCTAAATAGACTTAGCCCAATTCACCCATTAGATTTTAATATTCACGTAGCATCTGAGTTTGGGTATAGAACCTTAGATAAAATTGAGGGCGCTATTAACAAGGGTGCCTCTCGTATTTTTGGTTTATTGACTCGCCCAGAGAATCCAATACGTTGGGCTTCTGCTGACAGATTCTTTATGGATGCAGTTGCTAAAAAAGCAAATGAATTAACCGAGCAAGGCTTTACTTTTATAAATAAAGACGGTACTTTTAATTTTAATAAATTAGAAGTTTTACGTTCCGCTGCTAGGCGAGAAGCGTTAGAAATGAATAATAAAACATTCTATACAATTCGCAGGCAAAATAGAGCACTATATGCTGCCAGACTAGCAACTGCTTTTCCTACAGCATCCTTAAATGCCTTTTATCGTTATGGACGCTTTACCTTAAAGAACCCAGAGCGTGTTGGTCAATTCCTATATAATTACCAATCAGCATTTAGGTCATTCGGTGTAGACCAATATGGCAACCCTACTGATGACCCAATGAAGGCAACTCATTTAGTTGTACCAGGAACTAAAGAAATGGGATTGTTTGGCGGTAAAGGTGTTAGATTAAATGCTCGTTCAATAGGATTCTTACTTAACTATCCATCTCCATCTATATTTTCTAGTGCTGCTGTTGCTGAAATTTACAAACGTAAACCAGGAATAGAAGATTTAATGAAAAGTTGGCTAGGCTCTAACTATGATGTTTTATTTCCGTATGGTCCACAAACCGACTGGAAATCTTCATTAGTTCCAAGGTGGGCAAAAGATGCTTGGTTCTATTTTAATGGTCCAGAGGGAAATGCAGATTTCTTAAACTCTTGGAAAGATGTTCACAACTACTATATGACCCTAGACGACTTGGGTATTATGAAGTATCCTGGAGAAGAAGTAGTTTATCGTGACACTAGAAAGAATTTTGCAGTTAAGGCTAACTGGGCATTTGCATCTATTTTTGGTGCGCCTGCAAAAGTTGATACTAACCCAATGGCTTTGTACGAAGAGGCATACGACTTACTTGTTAATAAGTATAGAGTTATTGCTAACAACGAGAAACTTGCAAGAGAACTTGCGGGGGCAGAATTAACCGCCAAGTTAGGTCCAAACTTCCCGCTTGATAGAGTAAGTTTTAAAGGTTCTTCAGCAAATGCTTATATTCAACCTAATTATGAATCTTACAAGCGTGTATTTGAAGACTCAACAGGACTTGCTGAAACACTAGCAAGACAAAATCCAGAGTTAGTTGGATTGTTAACTCTTGATGTCGATGCTAGTAAAGAAGAGTTTAATCTTTCTATTTATAAAATACTTAATGACCCTAAGACTAAACTTCCAGACGGAAGCGTATTAAATGACATTAAGTTAACTCCTAAGCAAGAAGAAGAACGCAGACAAATTAACCGTGGCTGGGCTTTATATAATCAGTTAACTGATACATTAGAGGCTGAAGCCAAGAGACGTGATAATAAATCACTACGTTCACACCCAGAACTTCTTGAGGCTAGACGTATTGTTGCTGGAGATTTAATCAGAAAACAAAGTGAGTCTTGGTGGAAAGAGTATAATGACCCACAACGTGGCGACAAGTCTTTCCGTTACGCTTATGCACTTAACACTGTTTTAAACAATGATGAGTGGATGAGTAAGTATGGCAATACAAAATTGTGGAACGATGTCAAAGAGTTTATGGCTATTAGAAATACTGTAGTTGAAGTATATAAAGGTATGCCAGACAGAAGTGCTCAAAAGTCTAGTGTAAAGAAAAATTATATAGCATTTATTGATGAGCGTATGAAAACTTGGCACCCAAAATTACAAGAATTAATTAACCGTAATTTTGAAGAAGACAATATGAAAGATGCTACTTTGAAAGAAGGTAAATAATGGATGAGAAAGCCTTAGCAGCAGCCGTTGCTGCAGCACTTGCTGCGGTTGGTTTAGGCGGTGGCGACTCTGGTAAAACAATCTCTTCTGAAGCCATTAAACTTACCCCAACCGCTGCGAAGCAATTACTTCAAAGTATTGCTGAAGATATTCAATTTACTGGTAAATTTAGTTCTGCTGATGTTGCAGCATTTGTTACTGCTTATAACAAAAAGGCTAATGAGCAACTAGATACAGTAGTTCGTGAAGCAAAAGAAACTATTCAGTCAGGCAAAACTGCTGATGTTTCTTCAACTGTTAAGAATATCATCACAACTAAGTATCCATCTTTCTTTGACCCAAAGACATTTACTAGAGACTTTATCTGGTCAAAGGTAAACTTTGCTGATGAGAAGGCGTTGGGGGCAAAAGCCCTAGATGCCCTTACTGAAGCACGTAATATTGCTAAGGCATTTAACTTGAGCACAGTTTCTGAAATAGAAATCCAGAATGCTGCTAAACAAATTGCTAGTGGCAAGATTACTGCAAGTGATTATAAGACTCAGTTGGCAGCAAAGGCTGCGGTTGAATACCCACAATACGCTGAACGTCTTAAGACAACACCTAACGCAAGTGTTAGAGACTTGGTTAATCCAGTATTAAGAGCGGTTGCAGATGCTTGGGAAGTAGATGTAGATTCCCTTAATTTAAATGACCCATTTATTGATAAGTTAATTAGGCCAGATGGTGTTATCGGCAAGGTTCCACCAGCATCTGTGGGTGAAGCAACTCGTGCTGCACTTAGACACCCAAATAGAGATAAGACCAGAGCAGAAATTAACAATGCCATAGACGCAGCAAATGAACTTGGTAGAGCACTTGGATTTGGAGTATAATGGCTAGGAAACCAACAGCGGCAGACAAGTTAGCGAAAGATTTAGAGCGTCAACTTGCAGCACTAAACGCACAACCAAGTCCAGTTGATGTTGTAAGAAACATTACTAATCAAACTGCACCTACTAGAGAGGTTAATACCTACGAGGAAGCGGTTTCAAGGTTTTCAGAAATAAAAGACCCAACCATAAGAGCGCAACTTGAAAAACTGGCTGGAACAGTAACTACTCGAACCGCAGATGTTACGCAAAAGTACGCTGCCCTTGGTTATGATTACAACCCAGCAACTAACACAGTAACACAAAAAGTAACTACTCCACTATCACAGCAACAACAATTACCTTCAACTGCTGTAACTGGTCCAGTACTTGCCAGAGACTTTTTTATTAATACTCTGTCACTACTTATGGGTAAAGAAGAGGCATCAAAGCCTTATGTATCTGAACTATATAGATTAGTTTCTGGATTTTACAAAGATGGTGCAACCATACAGGATGCAATTAATCTTGCACTATATCAAGCACAACAGGAAAAATCTATACCAGAGTTTACAAATCGATTCAGTGGTATATTTAAACTACAAGAACGTCGTGCAAAAGGTGAAGCAATTGATGTACCTACTATTGCGGAATACATAAGGTCACAACAAAGACTAGGTGACGTTCTTCGTCAATCAGCACTGGGTGATTTAGCAAATGAAACATTTCTAAATACAGTTATGGGTACTGGTAAGTCAGTAGACGAGAGCACAGCAATCATTGTTGATGTATTTGACTTAATCGATAATGCTCCACCAGTATTTAAAGCACAGTTAGCAAAGACATTTCCAACCGTAGGCAGAGCACAACTTGCTACAGCATTATTAACTGGCCCAGAGGGTGTAAAACAATTGGAACGTACAGTCAAAAAGGCTGGAGTTATTGCTGCTGGTACAGCACAAGGACTTGATATAAGTGATGAACTTGCTTCTGGATTAGTTTCTAAAGGACAAACATTTGGAACCGCTGGTGCACAATTTGCAAGAGTAGCACAGATACTTCCAACAGCACAGAAGTTGACATCTACTGGCATAGCACCAGAAAAAGCATATACAACAGAACAGGCAGTCGCTGCAACATTTGACCAGAGTGCAGCAGAACTTCAAAGATTAGCAGATTTAGCAGAACGTGAAAGAGCAAGACTTTCTGGTTCAGCAGGAACAGCAGGAAGCAGGTCATTCGCCTCACAAAATAGAGGCCTTGGCTTAATATAAATAGAATCCTATGTGAATCCATCGGCCTCACATAGCGTAAAAGACCGATAGCAAGAGCCAACCAATTTCCCCGAATTGACTTGAGGCTTGCGACTAACAACGAATAGAAAGGGTGGTTGCTATGAGCAACAATTACTGGGAAGACGAAGACGAAGACCTAGATACAGAAACAGATACACAAATGGACGGCAGTGATTTACTTAAAAAATTACGCAAAGCCAAACGTGCAGATGAGAAACGTATTAAGGAACTTACTGAGCAACTTGAGTCACTATCCAAGGTGCAGCGTGAGAGAACCGTCAAGGAAGTCCTAGAAAAGAAAGGCGTCAACGCAAAGGCTGCAAGACTTGTACTTAAAGACCTAGAAGACGTTAACGAAGATACGGTTAATAACTGGCTCGACGATAACGCAGACTTATTTGGAATTAAAGTAAACAAGGAAGAGTCTAAAGTAAGTGAAATAGATAAGGCTGCCTTAAGACAGCAAGATGTTCTCACTCAAAATGCTATGACACCTGACCGAGCAGAAGACTTAAATCTTCGCATCGATAATGCGGATTCAATGGACGCATTGTTAGATGTACTTCGCTCACAACAATAATTCCGTTCATAGTCACTTGGAGGTGACGAAATGGCATACGTATCAACAGACTCCGCCTCATTAGGTGGAACCGCTGGTGGTGCTGGTCTAGTACAGAAGGCATATGACCGTCTTCTAGAATTCGCTCTCCGTTCTGAACCACTAATTCGTTCAGTCGCAGATAAGCGTCCAGCCCGTCAA